TATAAATTGAAAGTGCCATAGATGAATGTGCGTCTAATATACTTTCATTTAAAACTACACCAAGTTTGTCAGCTAGTTCTTTTGCTTGGTCAAAGTATCTGTAAGATTTTAAACCAAGTTTTAGTTTCTGCATTTTCTTATCAACACTTTCAAACAAATTTTTATGTGCAAGAATTACATTGTCTTTTGCAACCATAAAAGATTTAAACCATAAGTATTCATTATGATTAGTTTGAAACATACGACTATGACAATAACTTGTTCCAATAACAATAAGTTTAAAATCATTTTCCCATTTATCTTTTTGAAAATCTGATTGTCCACTTACATCATTACGACTACCATAACCCAAATATTTATTTACTGCACTTTCTGAATTATAATAAGTCGGATTTCTTTTTTCGTAATTGTCGCCAAGTCTTACATCATAATCTGCGTCAATGCCTTTTGCTTTCATTTCATCACGATAGTAAGCAGTTAAAAATTCTTTATCTGCTTTAAACTCAACATGAACATCATCATATTTTTCAATAGGATTATCGTTGTAGTCGGTGTCCATACGAGGTGTATCAGTTTGAACATGAAAACAATTATCATCATATAATCTTCCACCACTTTCGCCATACTTATTAACCATAGAACGAATTGTATCTACATCTTCTTGTGGTTGATGAAATCTTACAAGATTATTTATTTTTTCTTTTGCAACCTTTCTTAAAAGGTTGTAGTTTTCTTTTGCCTCTGTCCAAGATTTTTTAAATTTTGAATTACTTTCAAAATGATCTTGAAATACATCAGCAATCACTTTTCGCTTATCTGCGTTAAGTGTTATTCTTTTTTGTTTTTCCATATTTATATTTCCTTTCATAAAAATTGTTTTAATGTATTGACAAAATAAAGTCAAGGGATTATATAGGATATAGATTTAACTAATTTTTAAATGGTGGATTATTCAGATCCTTAAAAACGACAGATCGGACTAACTTTTAAAAAGGTGATTAATCGGGATGGACCCTGTATCACACCACGCTCCTTGCGTCGTCTTTACAGGGTGCTGATCCCTGGTCTTATCAGGTAGATATACCTGTGCCGACAATGGACCTTTCGGCCGATAGGACCTGGGATCAGTCAACGCGCCGCCGCCGCTAGAACACAGACAGTCTGGCGTTGGCTGGTCTATAGAAAGGAATTATGAAAAGAATTAAACACAATGATTTAACGCATTATTTTTTGCGGGACCATAAACAATTGCCAGCTTCTTATTTGAACAGCTGCAAGAAATTTTTTAAAGGCCTGAAGCTACAAGCTACAAGCCGCAAGCAGCAAGCCGCAAGCTTCAAGCTTGACAAAGATAAATAAAGGATTATAAGGGACTTAGAAAGGATTACAGCATGAAAGTAAAAGAAGCAAAAGAAATTGTTCAAGGATTTACAAGAACGTCAAAGATGCCTGGCCTGAGTTACAGCTTGCCAGCGTGGGAATGCAAAACAGGTTCGAAGCTTAGAAAGATCAAGGGCTCAGTCTGTTCAATGTGTTATGCCCTGAAGGGTAACTATACCAGGTACCCAGCAATCAAGGCAGCGCAATACAGGAGACTGGAGGCAATGAAGCATCCAGCCTGGACCACAGCAATGGTTGCGGTGATCAAGCGCCAGAAGTGGTTTAGATGGCACGACGCGGGAGACGTACAGGACCAGCAGCACTTGCAAAAAATTTTTGAGATATGCAGGTTAACACCTGACACCAGGCACTGGCTGCCGACTCGTGAAGCGTGGATCAAGAACCACCTGGACAGCAAGCCTGAAAATTTAGTCATAAGATTTAGCCCGCCAATGATGGGGCAGCGCAACGACAGCTGGCCTAACTCTTCGATGGTTGTAGAGACTGGCGCGAGCTGCCCAGCACCTGCACAGGGCGGCAAATGTTTAGACTGTAGACAATGTTGGGATCCTGAAGTAAAAGTAGTTTCATATGGGAAGCACTGATGCACGTTTTTAAACATCCAAAATATTATACAGAATTACGCAAGCGTAATAAATCTGATCAGGCCATTAGCAAAGAATCCTCGACGGAGGAGAATCAGCGTGCGCCTGGTCAGGGCCTCAAGCAGCAAGCTTCAAGCGCCAAGCCACAAGCTTCAAGCGCCAAGCTCCGAAAGCATCAAGCCGCAAGCGTCAAGCCCCAAGCATAAAGGTTCAAGCTTCAAGCCACAAGCGTCAAGCTCCATGATCATGGACCCTGGAAAAAGTTTCACGGTACTCGGGCCAAGGGCCTCTACCATGATGAAGGTGTTGTGTGGATGCTTAACATGAAAGCTAATTTGGTGTGGTGAAAACCTTATTTTATTCCCTTTACAGACCTTTAATTCTACAGTGAAAAAGTGCCCAGAATTATTATAGCCCAATAGATCGGGAGTACCAAGTAAGCTATTATTTTCAAGTCTAATCCACGATATTTGTGGAATAGATTTTTTAATTTTTTCATAAAATTTTCGTTCTGGTTTCAAGGGAACGTTCGTGTTTGTTAATAGTCTTTCTGTAACCTATCAGGTAAGATAAGTGAGGAAGGCTTTTCAGTTTTTAATACCAGTCTATGAGCGTAATGTCCAGGAAAACCTACAATCGGTTGTGTATTTTCATGGACTTCCATACGTCTAATTGAATGTAACTTACCGTTTATTTCTACAAATATAACTGCATTCTTAACTGCATCAGATCCTTCTGTAAACGAACCTAAAAATTCTTGTAAATCTTTTACTCTCATATTTTCATTGAAAGATCATCTATAATCTTTTTCATACCTTCTATTAAATTATCTTTCTTAATTATTTCACTTTCTAACATTTTTATTTTAAATTTAAGAGCTTTCATACCTTTAATCAATTCCTCATAGGTTCTAACTTTTAATTGTAACTGCTCTATTTGACGTTCTAGATCGTGTTCTCCTCTATCATCTTTGTATACTTTCATGTATTGACTTTATAGGATAGTTCCCTTAAATTGTCAATCATGGGAGTACCAAAAAGATTAACAGAAATGCAACAACGATTTGCTGAGTATTTAGTATTCGGAGGACCAGACGGACCAATGACTAAACGTGAGGCAGCGATAGCTGCTGGCTACAGCAAAGATAGAGCAATGCGTGAAGGATCAGAACTAACTAATCCAAAATATTCTCCACTTGTTGTAAAGTATATTGGTGAACTAAAAGAAGAAAGACTACGTAAGCATGAAGTAACTTACGAAGGACACATTGCAGAGCTTGCTAGATTACGTGAAGCCGCTTTAAAGAAGGGATCATTCTCTTCAGCAGTGAATGCGGAAGCAAACAGAGGCAAAGCAGCAGGACTATACATAGATAGAAAAATAATAAAAACAGGAAAACTAGAGGACATGTCAGAACAAGAGCTAGAAGCAAAAATGAAACAGATCTTAGACGACTACTCACAGATAATTGATGTGACTCCATCTAAAGTTTCTGAATCTTCTTTACCCACTGTCGAGGAATCATCGTCCGATCCCCAAAAGTAATACCATCATCATCTTTATCGTAAGACGCAAATAACTTTATAGAATTTTTATCTTTAGAATATAACCAACCTTCATTTATAGGTGTTGCTAACTTCATCTTGTCAAACTCTTTGTCTGTTGCCCAGCCAGAGTCACTGACGCAATCGATCCACTCCACTCTAACTTTAGGATAAGGTATATCGGTGGACTTATCAGTTAACGATACTTTTCTTCTTTTCCTAGGCATAAATATTTAATATCACAAGTATAAATACACGTCTAGTTGCCATATTCTTGCCACAATCTACTCCCGATAGATACAAGTAATTTCTGCCCTGCAGTTCCCAGGAAAAAAAATTTCCCGAAAAAGGTGTCGGAAGTGTCGGGACCGCTATTTTACTGGACTTTTGGTATCGGGAGAAGTGTCGGGAGCCTCTTCTATGTATCGGGATTGACCCTCTATGTATCGGGAATTTTGTCCATTCTGGGTCAAATTTCATCATTTTAAAATTTCCCGACACTTAAAGTGTCGGATCCGACACTTTCCCGACACTTACAATATGACTTTGTCTGCCTCATTCTTGCCATATTTACGCTCATATTCTGCCTCAATCTGTATCATAAGGTCCGTGATCCCTGTTTCATCAAGCTTAACCACAATCTCCATGGCTTTAGCTACAAGGTCACGTCGATACTTAATAGCTTTATTCCTGGTCTGTACTTCGTGAATCCCCCACCTCGTTTGATCTGTCATTAGTTATCCCTCAACTTTTTAAAATCAGATAAAGTTTTAAGATAAGATTCTTCATCTTTTTCATGAGTCGGCACTAAATTATTATTAGGTCCATCAAGATCTGCTCTTTCTACATAACAAATAAAACATTCTCTTTCTCCTGGTTCAGGCATGAAAGGCATAGGAACTCTATTCTTATCTCTATTTTCAGCCAGTTCTTCTTCTTTCAACATACGATCACATGTATCACATTTCACATCTGTCATTTTTTCTTACTCCTTTCTGTCGTTCATCTTTTATTGCATAAGCAATTGCTTGCTTTCTACATTTATTTCCTTCTAATCTTGAAATGTTTTCGTCTAACCAATCAGCGTGATTATTTAGAATTCGATTCATTTCTGGTGAAGTCTCCCGCCTCAACGGATATTTTCGCTTTTTCTTTCTCATCATAAATTAACTCGTGATACATATCTAATCGTTTTAAAAACTTGTGTTTCCAGGACCTTAATTCGTGGTCCGTGATCCTAAATTCTTGGTAATATAAGTCAGGCGTGCAAACCATGATAACTCCTTGTTGGATCGCTGATCCGTAAACATAGTCATGGGCCATGGCGTACGCTGCGATCTGAAGATAATAATCTTCGATCCATTCTTTCTTCTTCGGACGATTGGCTTGCTTGAAGTCAACAACAGTTTCAATACCATTATGTAAACAGACAAGGTCTGTTTGACCCGCGTATAGACCAGGGTAATGTAACGTAACTTCGGAACCAAAGTATTCTTCAACAGGCGCAAGACCGATCTCCATAATCTTATCGGCCATGGGTTTCGCCGCCTGTCCGAGTTCAGTAAGATCATCATAGCCAACACCCGTAACATATGACTCGAGGAATTTGTGCATACTGGTACCCCTTGCACTAGAAACATTCTTGATTCGTTCAGCTTCTTTTTCACCGACTTTGGCCTTCCATTCTTTTAAAAATTGTTGATTTTTGGTGGCCCCTAATATCGTAGTTACACTAGGAAGTCTATATTTATCTATCTCGTAGACTCTTTTTCCTGTATCAGGATCCGTGATTTGTTTGCCTTCGAAGTAATCGTACTTGTTACTTTTCTTCATTCAATTCTTTTTGTTCTTTTTCAAAACCTTCCATCAACTCTTCATGTAAAGTTTTTTCTTTTTTAAATATTCTATCAAACTCTTTTCTATATTTATCATCGGATGGTCTTGATCTACCGTCCCATGGTCTATCTTTCTTTTCACTCATAGCTTTTTCTTTAACTCCTTTAAATACTCTTTTTCATCTTTACGTTGATTAGCTCTAACAATATCTACTTGTTTATTCCATGCCCAAGTATTAATCTTACCAGACCAACCCATCACCCATATATAAAATTTAAACATCATTCTAGACTCATCGCTTGTTTGTATTCATTTAAACTTACTACATTACCATTCATTATTTTTTGTTTTGAATAGTGCTCTATAATCTGTTGAATCTTTGGCAGCTTTGTATGTGCAAAAGGCCAGATCAGTAAACACACTTGATAAGCATCTCTAAATGTACAACGCCATTTGTATTGTTTCAAGTATTTAGTTCCATCTTTACGTGTACCTTTTACAGTTTTTGGTCTAAGTGTCCCAACACCTAACACCTCATGCAACCAGATTAAAACACTATGGTCTGTCATAGTAATCTCCATACTAATACGCATAGAGTTTGAGTATCTATATCCAGGTTTGCCTTTGTGTTTCTTTTTCTTTTCTATACCACGCTTAAAATGTATAGATCCTTCCCCGTCAAATAATCCTGCAATGTATGCAATATCTGTTTCAGCTATCATATTTCCTCACATGTAATAGTATAGACATTACAATAACTGAAACTACTATACCTAAAAAGAATAAACCTATCAATTCAATACCCTTTCTGGTTCTTCTAAATACTCATAGAACTCACCTTCTGAATCACAGTCCCAACACTGGTGTACTTGTAATTCTACATCATAAATGTTTTGTATCTTAATGTAGCCATTACCCTTACAGGTAGGACAAATGTGTACTCTTTTAACTTTTTTTGTACTTGCCATTTAACTTTCTCGCTTTCTCGTTGGCTATAGTCTCAATAGTTTTAGCAACACTTAGTTTTGCATCGGGCAATATAACCTTCGACAACGTCTCTAAAACCTTATATGTTTCTTTTGATAGAGAAACATTTTTATATTTACTCATGTCTGTCATGCTTGTTTCCTTTCATAATTGAATCACTAATATAGGTG